GGTGTCTGGTGGTGGTCTGTTGTGGCCGTTGGGTTCTCGGAACCTTGCCACGAATCCCTCATTTGAGACGGCTTCAGGCACGGTGACGGTGCGGACGAACTACTTACCTAACCCGCGCATGGACAATTCCACTACCGACTGGACAGTCGGTGGTAGTGGGATAACCCAAACTGCTGCGGCTGGCGGAACACGCATTGACTTTTCAGCCAGTACCACCACTCAAGCTTTGCAGTTCTACTCTGGAGCGGTTCCCGGCGCTTTGGGGGATACCTTTTCAGCCTCCATTGAGGTGTCAGTTCCTTTGGGTGGGATTAGCGCTGACTTCCAGTTGCAGATGCGCCCTTACGGTGGTTCGTCTGGCGACGTGGCCGGCAGTACGGTAACAATTGCGCCGGGTGAGACGAAACGTGTCAGCGTGGCCGGGCTGACTCTTTCGGGCACCCAGACCACCATGCGCCCATTGCTGCGGAACTTTTCGATTATTGATGCGGGGCAGTATGTTTTCGTTCGGGATGCAATTGTTGAGAAGTCGCCGGTAGCGGGAACATTCTTCTCCGATATCACCCCAGCGGCAGGTGACTTCTCCTACGCACTAGGCGTAGGTGGGGTGAGTATCCAAACTGCACCCGGTGTGGCAGGACTGACAGGCGCAAGCCTTTATCAGTCGCAAGAGTGGGCAATATCAGGCACCAAATCAGTGTATGTACCTGTAGGGGAAACGGGAACGGTCACAATCGCGGCAGCCTCCACGGCGGTCGTCACCGCACGCAACAGTGGACAAACGTTGACGGTCGGTGCCGCCACAAGCACAAGCACCGCTGCTGATGAGGAACTACGCGCATACGGGGTGACAACAGTCACACTCGGGCCGGGCTACTGGGACGAGTTCGCCATAGTCGAAGGCACCTTCGACGGGCCAGTTTCATCTCTCACACTGTGGGACTGGGGCGCTGATGGTATCTCTGGGCGTGTGTCGGTAACTAATTCTGGCACGGCTGATGTGTGGCCGTCGCTGACTGTTTCCGGTGGGCTCGCTGAAGGATTCGTTGCAACCAATGTTTCTACGGGTGAGTCGATTCGTTTCGTGCGCCCAATCCCTGAAGGTTCAACGGTGACGATCAATCAGCGAACAGGTTCCGCGTCGATCGATGGTCAGTCAGATGTTGGCGGGTTCATCACTGAGCGCGGGTTCTTTGCGATCCCTGCTGGTGAGACGCATCAGATTCAGTTTGCAGGTTTGGGTGCCGTTACTGGTGTCCCACAGTTCACGGTGGCCTTGAGCCCCGGTTATCTATAAGGAGCAATTGTGACGATTCGAAAAGGCCTACCTGCAAAACTCGCGCTCACTGACGCTGATGACACCCGTTACCTGTTTTCGGGTCTTGTGGTGTGCAATGTTGATGGTTCGCCGCGTGGTGGTGTGCTGTCTCCGGTTGGAGCAAATCTGGTTACTGCGTCGGCGACCATGAATGTTTCCGTGGCACGTTTTCAGGGTGCTGCGGTGCGTGATGGTGGTGTCATTCTTTTGGCGAATGATGGTGCCGCGAATGTGCTCCTTGATGCTGCACCGGGCGCGAACTCTCGCATTGATGTGATCTATGCGAAACAGAATGATGCTTCTGCCACGGTCACAGTTCCTGACGCTGACAACACACCTGTTCTCGGGTTCGTGAAGGGCACGGCTGGTGCTGTTCCCGTGAAACCTTCACTGCCTGTAGGTGCGTTGGAGTTGGCAACAGTGGAGATCCCCTCCACAGCCACGGCAACAAACTCGGCTGGTGTGGTCATCACCCAGACAGCACAGTTCACGGCTGCTTCGGGTGGAGTTGTTCCGTTCAGCACCAAGACTGCACTCGATTTGTGGACGACTGCGCAGACGGGGCAGCGTGCCGAAGTTTTGGCCGATAGCTCGACCTACCGGTACTCCGGTGCGGCGTGGACCCCCGGTGTCGGGACCAACCTACAACTCGACACCACCAACTCCACCGTTTCAACGATCACCCAGATTGGTATTGGGATGATCGCGGGGGCAGCCACAACCGCCATCAGCAAAGCAGTCGTGTTTCCGGTCGCCTTTGCCTCTACTCCTGTAGTCCATGTTGAACACATTGGCGTGCGTCTCACGGGGGCCTTCAACCCGGCTGGGCTTACCGACCAAACAATCAGGAACGACGGGCGCGGTTCTGCTCCGAGCACCACCGGATTAACCGTGACGATCCACCGCACGGACGAGTTGGCCCTGAGTGCTTCCTACGATTACTACTACTCGTGGATCGCCATTGGGGTGAAAGCGTAATGGTTTTTAGCGAACTGACCGATCAGGTAAGAATCTCTGATCAGTCGTCGCCTAGAAACTCCACCATTGATACGTTCCTGATTCATCATCAAGCAGGAATAAACGATGATGCTGTCATTGCGGCAATGGTTAGCGGTTCGCGTGGTGTGTCGGCAAACTACACCATCAGCAACGAGGGCCGCATCACCTGTGTTGTTCCCGAAGATCGTCGCGCGTGGACTTCAGGTTCATCCTACGACGGTGGCAAGGGTGCTGCGTGGGATCACCGCGCGGTCACTGTCGAGATTGAAAACCAGTCAGCAGGAGGGTCGTGGCCCATCTCTGCCAAAGCGCTCGATGCTGCCGCGCGACTGCTCACCGACCTACGCAGCCGCTACTCAATCAAACACGTTCTCGGTCATCGTGACCTGTGGAACACCTACCGGGCGAGCTACGCAACATTCTGCCCCGGCCCTGAGACCGTCGCCAAGATTGTCACTCTAGCTGGCAACCAAATATCTACAGCGGGCGGCGGCAGTACGCCCATTGTTGATACCCCAAAACGAAGGAAGAAAAGCATGAGCACCCTGTTCTATGACCTAGGCACCACAGAGAACGGCAAAGTTGTTGATGGGAAAACGATGTTCGCCCTTGGTGGCGACTCACCGGGCACTGATGCCAACTGGCAAGCGACCACTGTCTACGCGCACGCGGAGGATCTGGCAGCAACTCACGGGTCAGCCGTTCCTCTGTCTAGTGGAACATTCGCAAATCGGAGAGCAGCATACCTGTCTCCAGTGAAGACCTCTGGTAGCGCTGCGGTGTCGATCGATTACACCAAACTTGCCGAGGCGCTCGCAAAAGCAATCCCGCCCGCTGCTGGGTCATCGGTTGATCTGGCACCAGTACTGACGGTAATTAGTGCACTCCCCACCGCTGACGCGATCGCAACAGCGACTCGTAATGTGTTCACGACTAAGCCGCTGATTTAGGAGTAACCATGACTCGGTACATCATCGGCAACCTGCGAACAGGGCGAAGGATTCTTGATCTGCCGGTGATGACCGGATCGTGGGGGTGCCGCTACCTCACCGCAGGAACCATCAACGTAACCGTTGACCTGAATGACCCAGACGTGCAAGCCCTCGACCTGCACAACACCGCAACACCCACACAATCATTCCTTGCCGTGGTGGAGGGCGACACGATTATGGAAGCTGGCCCTGTTTGGGTTCGCAACTATTCGCGTGACACCCGCACCCTCGAACTGGCAGCAAAGGGCATGGGATCATATTTCAACCACCGCCTAATTCTGCCCTTGTTGGCGGCAACGGTCGGTGTAACTCAGTTCACCATTCCCGATCCCACCGATACGTCTAAGACGATGGCGAACCCTGCATTGACGAGCTCGTACAGTGCGTTGTCGTTGGGGACGATCGCTAAACGCCTTGTCGAGCAGGCACGGTTGTGGACTGGTAGTGATGTGCCCATTGTGTTCCAGGATGACGAAGCCGGCACGCATGAACGCAACTTCTTGGGGCTTGATTTCAAACCTGTTATGCAGGCCGTTGAGGACATCGCCAATACTGAGAACGGGCCTGAGTTTTCATTCCAGCCACGTTTCACCGCAGACATGTTGGGCGTTGAGTGGTTGTTTAGAACGGGCACGAACGCGAGCCCGTTAGTGACGTCGGAATCAGCACCACTCTGGTCTGTGACTGCCCCCAAATCGCCGGTGTCGAACCTCACGATCTCAGAGGACGGCTCACGGCGGTTGTCGTTGGGTTGGCAGGTTGGCGGACGGCAAACAGACACTGTGATGGTTGCTCGAAGCTACGACTCAACACTTGTCGATTCCGGTTTCCCGCTGATGGAAGATGTTGACTCGTCACACTCCACCGTGAGTGAACAGCCCACATTGGACTCTTACGCGGCAGCAATGGTGCGTGCAGGGTTGTCCCCTTATGAGGTGTGGTCGTTCACTGCTGAAGCGTACCCGACTGGTGAGGATGGTTTATCGGGTGGCCCACAAATTGGACAGTACCGGGTGGGAGACTTCGCCGATCTTGTATTCGACAAGTGGGATGCACTCACAGGGCGCGGTGACCCATTCCTCACACAAGCACAAACTGTTCGCCACCGCATCATTGGCCTGTCTGGTGATGATCGTGGCCGGTTCGTGAAAGTTGATCTAGCACCGAAAGTGGGTAACTGATGGCTGACTATCCGACACCGCCAGGGGATTCCCTAGAACCGATCATTGCAAAGATCCGCGATCTGCAACGCCAACTCACAGAACTAGCACGACCATCGGGGACAAGTATTGGTTCATTGGTGGATCAAGTGCAGGCCAAGTTGGCTGACCTCGAAACTACAGTAATCGCGGCGACGGACTCGTATCTGAGTTCCGGCACCGTGAACATGACGAACATCTCAGCGTCGGGCAGCATAACCGCGTCGGGCAGCGTTACCGCGTCTAGCCAAGTGAACGCTGTTGGCAGCTTACGCAGTGTGGGCGC